AGCGGGAAAATACACTGCTGGATTTCCGGCAAATTTTACGATTAGGGGTTATCACATTGCTTTTAGCATAGGGTCAATGACGGCCACAACCCTTTCAGGCTTAATCAACACTTATAACGGAAATACAATTATTTCTATATCTGAGACCTTTGACCAAGCATCAACCTCTTACTTGCCTACTCTGATCATCAACACCGGCCCGAACAGCCAGTGGTACAAGCTGCAAATAGGATCGGCTTCTTTTTACAGGGAAGACGCGACCTTTAGTGCTAATCCCAATAGCCCTTATTGGACAACATTTAGCTGGAACACCGGCTCAACGCAAAATATCGTAGAAAACAACACCTATGCAATTAAGCTGACCTGTTAAACCAGTGGAAGACGTGCTAATAACACGATAAAATCGTCAAACCACAACTAAGGAGAGGAACATGAGTGAACAGAAGCGAGAGATGAGTGCCGACGAATATGTAACAATGGCTAAGATTGATTCATTAGCTAAACAAAACGCCGGTCAGGCTCTCAGAATAGCCGATTTAGAGGCACAACTCAGCTTGATTCAAGCACAACAGCAGCAGCAACAGCAGCAGTCAGCAGAAGCGCCGATTCCCGGTGAAGAACCTGTCTTTGAAGAAGTTGACGAAGCGCACTAGGTGATAATATGCAAGAAGAGGCAAAAACAATAGTAGACGGATTAGCTGTTACTGGGGCTGTTGCGACTATGGCGGGTTGGCTGCCTCCTCTTGCAAGTGCTTTAACCATTATCTGGTTGTCTATTAGGATCTGGGAAAGCCCTACCATTCAGAACATCTTTAAACGAGATGTCTGATGGAAGTCTGGGAGATCATAGTTCAGAGCTGGCCCGTTGCAGCAGGAGTGTTTCTCCTTATTCTGACGATTGGCAAGATTTTAAACCGTCTTGACGTTTTAGAGGCCAAGATGATTGAGGCTTGGAAGGCGATCAACGAACTGATCCGTAAATGACCTATCTGCTAATTATAATGATCGGCACTTGGGTAAGCCCTGACAGGATAGAGTTTGACGCTTTAGCAGAATGCGAAATAGCTGCTGAAAAACTAAACTACGGCAAGATCATAACGGCTTGCGAGCTTGGAGAATCAAATGATGGAATATCTGAACCTAGCAACAGCACTGGTGGCATTCTGTAGCGCAATCTGTGCATTAACTCCTACGCCAAAGGACGATGCTATTATCGCCAAAGTCTATAAGCTACTGGAGCTTTTTGCGTTTAACATCGGCAAAGCTAAAGAATGATTGAAAAACTCATTGGCCCAATTACGGGACTTTTAGACAAGTTCATAGAAGACAAAGATCAAAAGAACGCCTTGGCGCATGAAATTGCTACCATGTCGCAGAAATACGCGCAAGAAATTGCTCAGGGTCAGATGGCTATCAATCAGGTCGAGGCGGCCCACAAGTCGCTGTTCGTGTCAGGCTGGCGGCCCGCCACCGGATGGTGCTGCGTTTTTGCTTTAGCTGGGAACTTCATGGTTATACCGTTTACCAATTTTGTTTTGGCTATATCGGAGGTCGATATAGTGGTGCCTCTTATTCCTCTGGACACTATGATGCCCGTTCTTTTAGGCATGCTGGGGCTTGGCGGACTTAGGACATATGAGAAGCACAAAGGCGTACACAGGGATAAGTGATGTTTAAGTATTTTACGTTGGAAGAATTCGCATGTCAGGAGACTGGCGAGTGTTTTATGAAAGAGGAGTTTATTCATGCCTTGGATGCACTACGTCACGAATGCGGTTTTCCGTTTAAGATCACTAGCGGTTACCGCAGTAAAACTCACAGTCTCGAAGTTAAGAAGCCTGGCGGCCCAGGAAAGCACGCTGCAGGCATTGCAGCTGATATTGCTGTTAGCAATGGGGCTCATCGGTTCATTATTGTTGCTAACGCTATTAAGCTAGGCTTTTCAGGGGTGGGCATTGCGCGCTCGTTCGTACACTGCGATATCCGTGAGACTACTCCAGTCATCTGGACCTACCAATAAAAAGGGCCCCGTAGGGCCCCGAAAGGATGTGGCCATGACACCACATGGCAATTATAAACACATTTAGTGTACACATGTAAACAGTCTATGCTACCATGTGGTTTCCAAAGGAGGAGACTAACATGGAAACATCAGAGCAAATCAACGAACTAGCCCCTGCATTAAGCAAGCTGCAAAGTTCAATCAGTAATCCCGTCAAAGATGCTAAGGCTCATCACAGTCGATACGCATCGTTCCCATCCGTCTTAAATACGATTCGGCCGCACCTGGCTGAGAACGGTTTGTCTATTGTGCAGACCTCTCGTAAGGATGAGTTGTACGGGTCAATGCATGTGATCGTCACAACCAGGCTTCTGCATAGTTCTGGTCAATGGATACAGGAAGACATATCTTCTGCGATCAACATGAAGGCGCAGAACAGCATTCAGGATATGGGCTCGCTCATTTCTTATCTGAAGAGGTACGCCATCCAGGGTCTGGTGCTAATAGCTGGTGATGACGATGACGACGGTGAGGCAGCTGCTAGAACTCAGCCTGTTGAGCAGGACGAGAAATTTAAGCCTATCATCTTCATGCAAATGCAAGAGCTAACTAGCCTGGCAAAGAAGAAAGGTGTCAACATTGACCTCATAGCTAAGGCTTATCAGTGCAGTGAGCTCAAAGATATGAGCGTGACTCAATATGCACAGGCTAAGAAAAAGCTAGAATCTAAACCGGACAAAGAATCATGATCTTGCATGATGTGCAACAAGGCACGCCTGAATGGCATGCGCTTCGCATGCGTCCTACCGCTAGCAACTTCCGTCGAGTGTTCACATCGCAGAAGAAACGGTCAACATCGTTTGATGAATATGCGATTGAGCTCACTGAAGAGATCAAGGCCGGCAGAAAGCTCGAGACCTTTAAGTCTGAGTGGATGCAACGCGGTAATGACATGGAAGCCCAGGCTAATGCAATGTTCCAACTGGAGACTGGTCTCGATACAACGCCAATCGGATTTGTGACTACTGACGACGGCAGAATAGGTTGTTCGCCAGATGCCATTGTCCATGACGACGACAAAGGCGAGACGGCCTTGCTCGAGATCAAGTGCCCTAAGCCAACAACTCACATCAAGTATCTGTTAGCTAATAAGGTGCCGGCAGACTACATACCGCAGGTCCAGGGTCAACTCTGGATCACGGAAAAACCATATGCTTACTTTATGTCGTTCCACCCAGATCATGAGAGCTTGATCATTCGGGTAGAGCGAGATGAGGAGTATATCTCTGGCCTAGCAACAGAGTTAAATAAACTGTTAGATAAAGTAAACGCAAACCTTAAAAAGTTAGGAGTAGTAAATGGAGTATGATAATAGGGGAAGAGTAAGCCTGTGGAAGAACACGAAGGAAGGTGATAGGCAGCCTTACGTTGACGGCAACCTGGTGGCTCACAGAGACATCAAGGAAGGGGAGACTATTCGGATGGCTCTCTGGGTTCAGAAAGGCGCAGCGAGCAATCAGCCAGTTCTGAAAGGCCAGATATCAGATCCTTTGCAGCATAACGGAGAAAAGGCCTCTGATCTGCAATCTAGTGTTAGCGAGGAGGATATCCCGTTTTGAACTTGCACTTCGGAGAATGCCTGAAGCGCGCTCAAGATGCAGCGGGGGTCACTAACCGTGACCTCTGCGAGCATTTTGGAGTGACCAGGCAACAAATATATCGCTGGCAACAAACCAAGGACGCGAGGCTGTCCCTGGTAGAAAGGTTTAGCGAGTACTTCAATATGGCGCCGTCAGATTTTATTGCGTAAAGGAGGGGAACATGCAGGGGCAATTTTGGCTAGTCAAAGACAGAAGGGATCTTGATCAAGCAATAGATAACTTTAAGTCTTACATCATTAATGATTGGGACTTTAAGAAGCCGCTCACTTGGCAACCTAAAGAGTATAAGAGTGTCCGGTCGATTAGCCAGAATGCCCTGTTCCATATGTGGGTGAGAGAGATCACCGAGCACTTTATTTCTCGCGGTGGAAATGTAGAATGGACTACTGAGGAAAACGTCAAATTGTATATAAAACAACAGTTTCTAGGATTTGAAGATATCCGATTTAGCAAGACTGTTATTCCACAGCAACTCAAAAGCACCAGGAAATTGGACCGTGGCGAGATGTACCATTTTATGGATCAAGTTTACTATTGGTCAGTTGAGCTGGGCTGTCATTTGACCCTGCCAAAAGAATCTGAATATATGAAGATAAGAGCAGAGACCAATGCCTGAGACGTTAAGATCAAAAGCATTAAAGAAATTGCAACTGCTTTCTAGGATCGCCGCGGCAGATGCAAATGGTTACTCTCAATGCGTATCTTGCGGGATCAAGAAGCATTACAAAGAAATGGATGGTGGACACTTCCTACCAAAGGGCAAGAGCTCGTATTGGGCCCTTGAGGTAGAGAATGTTCATCCGCAGTGTAAAAGCTGCAACAACTGGGGTATGAGGTACGGCAGTGCCGCACAGTCATACACCATGTGGATGGAGGAGTACTACGGTCGAGACTTTGTAGAGGAAATGATAAGGGACCAAAAGAAAGTCAAGAAGATCTACGCAGCCGACTATAGGGATATGATCAAGGAATGGTCTGCACAAATAAAAGCTCATGAGCGACGGATATGCCAATAAGACTTACTCCAGATCATTTAGATTTTTGCGTCACTGACCTTCAAGCGGAGGCTGTGCAACTTTACTTAGACGGGCACTCTTTAAAGAGTATTGCCAAAAAGCAAGGCAGGGAATACAAACGTGTACACAGATCATTACAATCGATCGAGCAAAAAGCGGCTTTCAAGGGCATTGCCAGGGATTATGACCTGGTACACCAAACTGCACCTGGCTTTGTCACGAAACGTGTATCTACAGCGTATGGCGAAGATGGTAACGTCAAGCTGCAGTGGCATATTCAGGAGCCTGAAAAAGTCGCGATTACTGAGATGGTTCGCGAAGTGGTGGATGGTTTTGTGGAGAAGCTACAGGGTCGTCATAGTCCGAGAAAGCATAAAGGTAGCGTGGTGGAAGACTTACTATGCTCATATATCATCGGCGATCACCACCTTGGAATGCTGGCTCATTCGGATGAGACGATGGGTGACGATTACGATGTCTCGATATCGAAAGACCTACTTACCAAAGCGACCCAAAGACTAATATCCGTAGCGCCTGACGCGAAGGTTGGATTGTTGCTAAACCTGGGTGACTTTCTACACATCAACGATTCCACAAGCACAACCCCTGCGTCTAAACATTTGTTAGACTCTGATGGCCGTTATGGCAAGACCATTAGAGAGGCAAGCATACTGATCAGGAACATGATCCTGGCAATGTTAGACAAGCACGAAGAGGTCTGGGTTATTAATGTTAGGGGAAATCATGATCCGGATGCCTCATTGTGGCTAAATGAGGTGATGAGGCTTTTCTTTGAGTCTGACCCACGCGTCCGTGTATTCGACAATTTATCTAAGTTTGTATGGTTCCAGTGGGGAAAGAATTTAGTTGTCACGCATCATGGCGATAAAATCAAGATGGCTAATCTTTACGGCTCAATTACTAGGAATCTTAGAAAGGAGTGGGGAGACAGTCAGCACACCTTTGTATGGACCGGCCATGTGCATCATAAGAACCAGGAGGAGTACGGAGGGGCCATATTTGAATCGTTTAATATCTTGGCACCACCCGACGCCTGGCATGCCGGTAGCGGATACAGCAGCTCTCGAAGCATGAGTTGCATTGTGCTACACAAAGATTACGGCGAAGAGGGAAGGCTAAAAGTAAACATTGAGAGGATCCAAGATGACAGCGTTTGATGAGCAAATCGGAGGTACGCATTACAAGCACATGATGATACAGCCAACCGAGTACGTCATGGCCAATGATCTGGGCTGGTGCGAAGGCAACGTAGTAAAATATATTTCTCGATGGAGGAGTAAGGGCGGAATTGATGACTTGCGGAAAGTTATCCATTACACTCAGATTCTGATTGAGGCAGAAATAAGGGAAAAGTAATGGCGGCAGCTGGGAGGCCAGGGAGGCCACGAACGGCGGGACCGTTCAACACCAGGGAAGAGCTCGAGCAAAAAGTTGCTACCATGCGTCTGCATGGGATGCCAATGATTCATATTGCGAAAGAGCTCAAACTAAATAGGCGTACTATAAAACAGATCGTTTGTGATCTGTCTTTAGGTGCCGGCTGGGCTAAGGGAGGCCCATTTAATCGCTAAGGGAGGAGGCTCACGAACCGGCCCCCTAATTCTCTTATAACTCGATTGAATAAACAACCTAAGTTTTAGATAGAGGGGCTCGCTTGTGCCTCCATTCGATATAGCAAGCCGTCGTCATCTTGACGTTAAAAGTGATTAGCAGCCACGACCTTTAAGAGGCGGGAATAAACAGCGGAAGGGTCCCAGTTAAAAGGGGCGCAGAATGGCACTGCGTTAACAAATGTTTGCTGATGACCGTGGCGGCTATGGGCAGAATATAAATCAGTGTAAGGGGACCAACAGCCTCTAAATGACCACTATTGCCAAAAAAAACTGGGAGCGTAAATGAACGATTTGGTGTTCACGCCGGTAGAGCTAGAAGAGTGGCCTGAACCGCTGTCTGACGACATGCAGAAGCGAATACAGCACGGGATAGAAAAAGGGCTAGACGATCTTTTGGAGAGCGAGTGGTTTGTAAATTTGGTAGATCAACGAGTTCGCATGGTAATTGAGATAATGAACGAAGAGTCAGAGGCGGCAGGGCTGTCTGGTTCGATTATTAAAGATGTTCTATCAGGTTCATGATAATTCGCTAAAACGTGAAAAACATTCAACCACAAGCCCGGGATACTCGGTTAGGATCAGAGGTTCGATCTAACAGGGAGAAAAGGCAAAATGGAGTTGAGACCACATCAGGTCCTGGCATACGACATGGTAAGAGCGTCGATAAGGGCGGGTTATCGATGTCCGATAATCGCAGCGCCATGCGGGTTTGGTAAAACCTTTACAGCGGTAGACATACTTACAAAGGCGGCGAAGAAAGGGAATCGCGGCATATTCATTTGTGATCGGATCAAGCTAGTAGACCAGGCGATAGAAGCGTTTCACGCAGCCGGTGTTGACGTAGGCGTTATTCAGGGCGAGCACAGACTAGCTAATTCAAATGCACAGATACAAATAGCCAGCATTCAGACGCTGATACGAAGAAAGCGTAAGCCTATCTTTAACGTCGCAATCGTAGACGAGTGTCACATCCACTATAAGGGCTTGACTCAGATCATGAGCGATTACGGCGCAGTGCCCTTCATAGGGCTTTCTGCTACGCCATACAGCAAGGGCCTTGGTAAACATTACGACGATCTGATTGTTCCGATAACCAGTGAGGAATTGATACGCCAGGAATACCTGGTGCCTGCTAGATACTTTGCCGGTCATACACCCGACCTAAAAGGTGTTGGCAGGAAGTACACGCTCACAGGAGCCCGGGACTGGGACCCTAAACAGCTTTCCACAGCGGTGGAGAAGGATCAGAAGCTGGTTGGAGACATTATCAAGAACTGGCAGAAGCACGGCCAGGGCCGGCAGACAATTGCCTTTAGTCCGTCCATCAAGCATTCACAGACAATGGTAGAGATGTTCAGGGCTGCTGGTATAAGTGCCGAGCACATCGATGGCTACATGGACGTAGAAGAGCGGCAGTGGATTTATGACGCGCATGACAAGGGTGAGTTTAAGATACTGAGCTGCTCAAGGTTGTTGAACACTGGTTACGACGCCCCACAGGTCAGTTGCATGATTGATGCATTCCCTACAGCAAGCCTGGTCACCTGGGTGCAGCGATGCGGCCGAGTGTTAAGGACGTGCGAGGGGAAGGTTGATGCAATTATTCTAGACCACGCAGGTAACACCAGGAAGCATGGGTTTGCCGAGTCTGCAGTGCCTTACAAGCTTGACAACGGAGACAGTAAGTACTCTGAGCGGGGCACAACCAAGGAGAAGAAAGAGCCCGTAGTCAAAAAATGCCCGGAGTGCTGGCAAGAGTTTATGCCTCCCAGGTGTCAGTGCGGGTATGTCATGAAGTCGTTTGCAAAGCTTCAGTCTGACCAGCAGATTCTAGAAGAGCTCAGTAGGGCAAACAGGAAGACTGACATGCAGCGCAAGCAAGAGATACTCGGTCAGTTCCATCTGCATGCCAAGATGAGAGGGTTTAAGCCTGGTTGGGCTTCTCATGCTTACAAGCAGAAATTCGGAGTGTGGCCAAATAAGATCAATCCGTCTCCAGCGGATTATATCGATGAAGATGTCATGAACTACATTAAGTATTTAAGGATAAAAGGAGTGAGGGGTGTTAGATCAAATCTTAGACAGGCTGGTTAATGTTAAGAAAAGCGGTACAAACAAATGGATCTCTTGCTGTCCTGTCCATGATGACAAAACTCCGTCTATGGGGGTTTGGGATGAGGGCGAGCGAATCATCATGCATTGCTTGGGGTGTGGGGCAAAGGGTCCTGAGATCATGGGAGCACTAGGTCTACCGATAGGTATGTTGTTTAAGGACGACAACGGGCTCCCATCAGGTCATGTGCCTAAAGCGGTAATTGAGAAGGCGCAAGAGGCAGCATATTTTGTTGAGATATTTGAGAGTGAGATAAGGAAGGGTCACGTCGCCACACTGGCGGAGAAGAGGCAAAATCGTAAATCAATGCAACTAAGGAGGCTTTTAGATGAAGCAAATAACGAAGTACGAGGTGCTAGAGCTGGGCTGGCTTCTGGTAAAGCTAGAGCGATACCAGAGACATTTAGATGAGAGTGACAAGCAAACAATAGTCAGCATGATGACGGTTATTGACGAGCTAAAAGACAAGATGGGAGGTAAGGCGTGAAGGTTGTTTATTGGAAGCTTCAAAAAGAAGGGTTTGTAGTTACTGGATATGCTGGATCTTTAGATGAAGCGGAAGAGGCCGCAAAAATTAAGATTGGTCGCTTGAATGCCGATTGGAGAGAGGATTACAATTACACGACTCAGTTGCAGAAGTTTGACTGCAACATAAAAAGTTTGGTACAAATACTAGAAATTGCT